AAAAATAGAATACGAACCCTGCCCCCCAGAAGGAGCGTTAAGAATAGGAAGCTTTGTTAACGAAAAAAGATTAGAACGTATTAAAGATTATATTAGAGAAAGCAACGGTGATTGCACTACTGTTTATGAAGACGTATCGTACATTGACCAGTACTTACCTACGCCTAGCGTGGTTGTCTCTACTGCTGCTATTGCTACTGTGGCTGCAACTACTCCTCTCATTTTAAATGCAGTTAAACCTTTAGTTAAAAATTTAATTAAAAAACTTACAAAGAAAAAAGATAAATCTACTTAGTTTTTATTTCGTGTGTATGTGGCACAACTTGATTAGGTATAGTCGTTAGCACAACATTTTTACAGGCAACAGCATCTTCATTAATTAGTTTTACTCCCAGCTTATATTGCTCGGCACATATCTTCATTCTTGCAAGATTGGCTTCAAGTTTTTGTTTAGCTAATATAAACTCTTGTCCTTTTATTTGATTTTCGGCTGCTCTAATACACAGATCAGATCCTTTACCAAGTGGTATCTGTAGGCTAATAGTAAATCCATAATTAAAATTATGAGTTGATTGGTCTATTCTTGGTTGTTCACTTTGATATAAAATTTTTCCGGGATTATTTAAATTACCATTGGCATCTTCTGAAAGATCGTAAATATTAGTAGTAGTTGTAGTAATTCTAGGTGTACTATAATTTTCTCCTTTAGTTACAAACGGTGTAAAGGCTAGTGTTGGCTGTTGGCATTGCACCTGACCGCCATAAATCATTGTTGGAAATCCGCCATTTATTGTTTGGTAGCCGTTATTGATCACCGTTCCGGAACTGGATGCACTAGGGCTACTCACTGTATTAGCAAGGGTTTTGGGCGATATTAATAATATTATTGCGAGAAGATACTTAGCGAAGTGCTTTGACTTTCTGTATTTATAGTGCGCTGGATAGTGCTGGTCGCATCCAAACCGGGCGCAAGGAAATTTTCCGTTATGCTGAATGATTCTTGTGGATTTACAATCTCCCATTGGGGCTTGGTAGTTAAATTTGGAGTGACCCATTGAAACGAAACTCCATTAACTGTTTGCGTGTTTGTATAGGTAGCATCTGGTGATATAACTGTGCCGTCTTTAACTTGTATGTTATGGCCTTGCAAACTATAAGAGTAACCTGTGCGGTAGTTTTCCGTAACAATCGTCTCCACAATAATAGTCTTACTCGAACTTGAAGATTCCATTTGGCCTGTCTGGAATGAAGGCGTAATTCCTCCAGCATAAGCACTAGGTACTCCTAATAAAAACAGTACCAGCCATTTCATTAATCAATTTCTAATTTAATTGTGTTGGACATTTGTGCTGTTACACCTGCTCCTGTAGCAGATAGGTTAACTGTCATCGCTCCACCACTATCCATAGTCATAGCTGTAGTGCCTATATTTCCACCTGCAAAAGTTGTTGTGTCTCCGAATATTGGAAGTGCAGGTACAGCACCATTAGTAACCGTAGTATTTGCAGTAGGTATAGAATCACCTTGGATAAAACTTTCACTTACAGACCATGCATCACCACTATTAGTAACTGCGTAAGTAGTTGTAGCGTCAATTGTTGGAACGCCATTAGTGATTTGTGCATCCGTTAAATCTAAAGTACCGATAGCATTTGCAGTATCACCTGCCGTTGGCGTGACATTTGTACCCGATGCCGAGAACGTAGTACCAATGCGATTAGCCGTTGAACTTGCCCCTAATGTTGAAACAGATACAACATTTTGAATAGAATGATTGATGTCTGCTAGTGCTACAGAAGGACTACACAGTAACAGTAATGCTAATAGTTTTTTCATTGTGTATTTACCTTGGTGTCATTTACTTTAGCAGCGTTTACAGGTTTCTTTTTGTTAACGGAGATACCGTATGAACCGAGGACTCCCGAAGTCAAGCCGGCCAAAAAAGCGCCATCATTGCGGATTTTATCCATGTATCCAAGAGTCATCATTGCAAGCGACCAACAAAGAATCATAAATCGGACAGCATGACCAAAAATTTCAGCCCAATCCGTGCCTTCCTTTTCTTCTTGTTCCTCTGCCATAATTAGGATTTATTAGTCATACTATACATAATTACCTATTTACGCAAATGCCTGAGATATATGGTGCATTAGTGGGAGCAGCAGCTACAGCCTTAGTTATGGTTATATCTAATATGAGTAGTCGTAGAGAACGAGACATACGAGACATATACTTTAGGCTAAACAAATTATCAGAAGCGGTCAGCAGAATAGAAGGCAAGATACAATAACGTGTGCTATGTTTGGAAAAACAAACAAACTATGTACAAAATACTAAAGCCTATACTATTACGCTTCCTTTCCACGACAGGATGCAAGAGATTGGTGGTTGACCTATGTCGTGCCTTCGTAAAGCAGACCTCGAATACCGTGGACGATAAGTTAGTCGATCTGCTTGAGCAGAATTTGTTTCCTAAATTGAACTAATGGCTAAAGATAAATTTCTCAACATCGAAATAGAAGAACCACCTGTAGAATTGCAGTTATCTGTAGAGATGCGTATTAGAGAAGTTTTAAAAAGCGATGATTACGATGGCGTAAAAAGATATTGCACACATTTAATAAGGCATCAAATGAAACAAGATGTATTTCTTGCAGGTTTATTAGGGAGAGTTATAGAACTAGAAGCTATGCTTACTAAAAAACAAATAAGAGAAGAGCGTAAAACTATGGACAGAATAAAAAAATTCTTTCATAATTAAAACAAAAGGAGATTATTATGCCAAAAGGTAAAGGAACATACGGTACAAAAAAAGGTAGGCCACCCAAGAAGTAAAGCAGTGGTGGTGGCCTAGTGGCTCTAGTTCTCTACCCCAACTCTAGAGCCTAGCCCCAGAGTGATAAATGGTCTGTGTCATTCTGGGGCAACTTTAAAATGGAATCTCGTCTACTTCTGGTACTTTAGGCGAGCTATTCCAATCATCTGAATTATCATTGCCTTTATACGTTGGTGTACTTGGTGCTGGTTTTCCGGGTTGGTAATTATTATCTGCATCAAAAATAGATACCATTACTGCTGATGGATTTGGTTTGTCACTAAAGTCAGGCAACCCTGCTAAATTTACCCATCTATCAATAAGCATAAATTGTTTGCCTTGGTCATTCTCCATAATGACTCCAATGTTTTGCCAATTTGCTTTTGCGTTGCCATCCCTATCTTTGTACTCTCGTGTCTTGACGGATAGGTTCTTGATTTTTCGTGCCATAAGGAATTTCCTGTAGTATGCGTATGCGGACAAAACCACCAAGGTAGTCTGAATCCATAGTTGAAATAACAGTATTAAAACGTTTATCGTTGATGCGTAATGCGTCAGCTAATCCGTCAATACCTGCTTTCATTCTAGCAACTAAGTTATCTCGGTCATAATTTCGTTTGTCTGGTGGTATAAAGGTCATTTCTAAAACTAGTTTTTCTGGTATGTTTTCATATACCCCACGATATTTTTTTAACTGTTCTTTAGATACGCTGTAACAATCTTTTCTATATTGTTTTTTTGCTGTTGCCAGTTTTGCCCAATGCAATCTTTTGTTTGGCGATAGATCTGATGGTGGCCAACCTAATACAATCTCAATCATTTTCTTGCTCTAACTCGTTAATGCGTTTTTTTATTGCATCAAACCTAACTATGTATTCTTTTGTTGGTAAATTGTGAAACCAAAATTGTGTTTCTAATTCTGCTAGTTGCTGCTTGTAATTTGCAATTTGCATAATGTTTTGTTGTTTGGCAGTTAACTTAGGTTTTTTAAATACTACTAGTTTTTCTGGATTGCTTGGATTAAACCACATATCACCTATGTGTAATTTGTTTTTTGTCATAAATTTTTCCTGTAAGAATCCCAGTTAAAACCAATCAATGCACCTCCGTTCTCACGCAACCTATCGGTTACACGTTCACCAAGGTAGTCTGACAATTGCTCGCTAGGAATATTTGATAATAAAATAGATGGCTTAAGTTTTTCATAGCGTTCATTGAGTACATCAAACAACAATTGTTTTTCAAACTCTGACCCAAACTGTACACCAACTTCATCAAGTATAAGCAGATCAGGTGATGCAAATGCATCTATCACTTCGCTTTCTGTTTCTTCTTTTGTTCTCCAACTATCTTTTACCCTACGAATTAGACGTTGTACGGTGACAAATACTGGTGACCGTTGTTGTTGCATAATGCTTAACGCAATGCCTATTGCCAAATGGGTTTTGCCAGTTCCCGGTTTGCCAACAAAGATTGCAGAACGTCCTGTTTTTAT